CAAAGCAAGTGCCATCTTTAAACACTCTATCATCACCGCACATTTCGCAATGCCTTTCAGATTTGATTATATGAGCGCCATCATCATCTAACTCAACAGTCCAACCAGAACCGTTAATAAAGGCTATGTAACCCACTATTGCACCTTATCTTCCTCAAAGTACCAATGCCCATTAGCAGTACTTTTAGCCCACTTAGCGTGTTCGGTTACACCCTTTTTACAGACATACCCATAGTAAGGCTTGCCCTTACCCTTTGAGATGCCCTGTTTAAGTATATGACCATGCTCACACGCAGGCGGCTCTTTAGGTGTTGAAGTTCCTATTGCATCAATAGCATCACCAATAGACCAAGCAATCTGCTCTGGTTCTTTCTTGGCTTCTAAATCAGCAGCAAAAGACTCTCTAAGTGCAGTCTCAATGATTGCTGAATTGCCAGACTTGCCATAAAGGTTTTGCCTAGACTCTAACTTTTCTTTGAAACTCTTGGGTTCAGTCTCTGCTGCAATGACTTTAGCCATTTCGCTTTGAGATGGTCGCTTTCCTTTAGCGGCGTAACCTGCGTTAGCGAGCGCCCTGCCAATCGCAGAAGTCTCGCAGTTCTCCAATGCAGAAGTCTGATTGACACCGCGATCAGTAATGGTTTCATAAGCAAGCCCAGTAGCAAACGGCTGGCTATCCACGCATGTTCTATAAATCTTGGCAAGTACGATAAAGCGTTTTTCAGTATTCTCCAACAACTCCGTATGAACCATAAAATCAGGATACTCACTAATATACCTTCCAAGTCTCACCTCAACCGTTTCATAATCATTGATATTAAATGCCATCTTCCTCACCTCTCATTTCTCTTACAATTTGATGATAAATCAAACCATAGCCCAATAAATCTTTTAGGGAATCCTCATGATCGCTGGTTTGAGATAATCTTGATACCTTGACGAGAAGCATGCACATACTTGCTTGCTCTGGCGAAATGTAAGTGTCAAGGTAACCCGACCATAATTCGGATATACGGCGGTGATTGAGAGACGCGTTACCGTAGATATGGCCTCTGTCCGACAATGTAATTCGCACTTCATCTAATAAGTCCTCAGTTTTTTTCATAGTCAAAAACCGCCCTTGACTTCATGCGTTGTAGTTTTTGTTGGTGTTCTAAACTGGCTTTCCAACCTGAGGAACGACCAGCCCAAAATCCTGCTTCGTAGTGATGCTCTTTAATAGCCTCATAAATCATGGCTAAAGCGAGCGCAGCAAACATACCTGCTACTGTCCATAGTCCTGCATTTTTCATTTGTAACCCTTTCCGTTGGTTAGGATAAGGGTCGGCTATGACAGCCTAAATATCAATTCTTGTTATGGTGTGTTGTATAACGGTTTTGTTATATTAAGCCTAGAGAATCAAAAGCATCAATCTGCTCATCAATGTCTCTAGGCTCATAATCTGTTTGCTTACCCATACAATTTACCTTCAAAAATAAACGAACCATCTTGGTTTATAGGTACGGTTATCACCTGTACTTTACGGTCTTTTACATAGGCAACAGCGAACCCAGTCTGCCAGTTTGCATAACCTCTGGTATACGCCATGCCTGAACTGCTCAAATCAACCAGATTTCCGACTTCTACTCCCCATACAGTACGCCCTAATTGCCCTCTAGAAGCCTCTGTAAAGGCTGAAACCCCTAGTCTATGGGTGTGACCACACACCACGCTTTTTCCCAGTCTCCTAGCCCCATTTAAGGCAGTTTGGGAAGGCACTTGGCTAAGAGGGAAAGCGTCTCCATGAACTGCTGTCCAACCGTATGCCCAGTCAAGTCCGTAAGGATGGAATTTGATCTTGAGTTTGTCATATCCCATAAAACGCTCATACTGCATTTCGGGTAGGTTGAGGAAAGAGGGAAGTCTTTTCTTGATTGATCTATAAAGTCTGATTCCATGATTGCTTCCTAGTACATCTGTTACGCCAAGATAGGTTAAGACTTCTTGGGTTTGTTTTCTATCATCATTTATGTTGCCCACCATCTCATCAATAGTGCCAGCATTGAACCCACCTAATTGAGGAAGGTCTATCTCATCACCAATACAAATAGTCTGGTGAGGATTCCATTTGGCTAAGAACTTGCCAACTGTTTTTACTGCTTGTTCATTAAAAAAAGGTACTTGAAGATCACTTACAAAAGCGATTCTTTTCAATTAGTCCTCATCTTCGTAGGGGTCATGGTCTGGGTTAACAGGGTCAAAATCAGGACTGGTTGGGATTAACCAATCTGGAAATGTGTTTCTATCGCACATACCAAGTGCCTGATCTACTGGGAAACCTGCTCGCCGTAGGCTCAAGTAATACTCACGAACGCTGATTGCGTAAGCATCTAAACGAGTTAATACTTCCTCGTGTTTGAACTTACCTTTACGGCGTGTTATTTTTCGCTTTTTCTTTTGAGCCATAAGTAAATTCTACTTTCTTTCTATGACAATCCTCAGTAATTCCTCTTGGCGAGTTTCTATTCTTGCTAACCGATCTGCAAGACTTGAACCGCTATTAGGTGTAAGAGTCCATAACCAGCCTTTAATTAAATATCTAAGACCTAAAAAGAAACTAGTTAGAACTGCGGAGACGGCTGCTGCTAAGCCAGCCCAACTTGCTGCATCCATTATTTCGCATTGATACCATAGTCAACCTCTGTACCAGAGGAAGGGTCAATGGCTTTAACAATCGGTGCAACTAAACTGGCTAAAAGTGCGGCGTAGGCAGGGTGCATGTCGGCTGCAATAGCGAGCGCACATGCAATGCCAGAGGCGGCTACTGCTCTTAAATAAGACTTGATTGCAGCCTTATGCTTTTTTGATAACTTCATCTGTTCCCCCTAGTAGTGGTATGTTGAAAGGTTTGCCATTTTGGTTTTCTTTAAAACTAATATGAATATGTTTATTATGAGGATTCAACCCGCGATACTTGACCCAACGCCAAAAGGATTTAGCAGAACAAATCTTGCCCATAAAAATTATATAAAGTATGCGTCTATCACCTTGTTTTGCTGCAAGTCGTATTTGATCTGCCAGATAGATTGCAATTCCTTGTTCTTCAGATAAGCGAGCGTCAATGTCCAATGCGCAGACTTCTCCGCGCTCATTGGGATTGTGCTGACTAACTCTAGACTGGTGACGCAGATCACCAATCCATCCGTCAAGAGATTTATTGCGAAAAGGGAAAGCAGAATTGACCTGATCTCTAAATTGAGTTGCCGCTTTACTGAGCCAAGGTTTCATTAGCCTAGAAGTAGTTTTGCTTCTTCTTCGGTAATGCCTAGGCGATCTAATAACTCTGCTTTAGCCTCAGCCTTAGCCGCTTTGTCTGCTTCTTCTTGGGCTTTTTGCGCTGCATATTCAGCAGCCATAGCCTCACGCTCTGCGATTTCTTCTGCGGTTAATTCAACCTCAGTAGTAACCCCAGTAGAGCAATCTACGATTAGTTTAGTTGGCATTGTTTTCCTTTCATTAGTTAAGCGTTTGAGATTCCGTATAAGTACGCGGTGCTGTATTGGGCAAAGGTACTGCCACTGGCAAGTTTTATAGAAGTAATTGCTGAAGTATTAGACCAAAGACCAGCAACTAGATATTGGTCAGAAGCGGTTGCGTTATTTTCTTGAACATTATCAACAGATACAGATTTGTAATTAGAACTTGTGTAATTTGGAATATAAATGTCCCCGTTAGAAAATGTATTTGCAGTGTATGTACTTAGTACTGTTTCAAAAACCCAGACAAATCCTGCACCAGAATTATTTGCACTACCACTGGCGCTACCAGTTCCATATAACAATCTCTCAGAGTATCCAGTTGTATTATTATTGAAAGTTAAAAATCCTCCGCTTGTTGCACCGGTGGCTCTTAGCGAATTTTTAATAACTAAATCGGTATAGGTACCAGGTATGCTAGTAAATTCTATATTAGCCGCACCGCCTGAGCCTACTGTAACGCTTGAAATTAAAGTATATGTAGTTGCCATATTATGCTTCCTTTAGTATTCCGTAGAGTGTAAAGGTTGAACCCGATGACCAAGTAGCGGTATTGGGATAAAGTTTGATAGCGTTTATCGCCGAAGTAGAACGCCACAAAGATACATAACTACCTGCAACCGACCCAGTAGTTGAAGTCCTTGATACATAAGTTTTGTAAGTTGTCGTATTTGAATAGTTTTGAAAATTAACAATCGTAGTGCCTCTAGTACTTCCGCCAGTATTGCCAAAAGTTCCGAAAGGTTGATTTGATTGTTTGCCAGATACGGCACTTGAACCATCTCCAAACATATAAATAGAAGAATAATTAGAACCAGTATCTGAATTAAATTGAACATTTAATCCACTACCAGTACTGCAAGATTCATTAACAATTAAAACTATGTCAGTATAACTTCCACTAATAGAACTGAAAGTAACATCTGAAGCCGAACTACCTAAAGTAGTTGTCGCTATCTTCTCGTATGTAACTGTCATTATGCAACCCCTTTTATGCCATACAAAGCGAAAGATGAATACTGAGAATAATCAGGATTAGCGCAAGTTAATTTAATGGATGTAATAGCATTTGTATTTCGCCAATTTCCACTTGAAAAAACTATAAGTGATGAGCCAGTATCGTTAACATCTAATCCACCTAAAGACCTAAGTGTTTTATATTTATTTGTATCAGCATAATCTAAAATATCAATTATTGTACCGCCAAAAGCGTTAGCCGTAGAAGAAGTGGAAGGGCTACCCCAAGCCAGCATATTACTTGCATTAGCAGCCGCACTAACTGTAACAGTAGAACCATTACCTCTTAATGTGTGATTAGAATAATTACCAGCAGTATCAGAATTAAACTGTATTAAATGTGCATTTGTACCAGTTCCAGCAACACTACTTCTACTAATACATCTAATTTGTAAATGAGTATAGGTAGCAGGTATTGAAGTAAATTCTGCACTAGCGCTACCACCTGAGCCAACAGTTACAGTCGCAATAGACTCATAACTGGTAGTTACAGGCGCTACGCCAGTACTAAAACTTCCAAGTATTGTATTAAGCAATTCCGCCTACCACATACCAAGTGTCAGTTGCAGTCTTAATGCAAACTGCTGTTTTGTATTGACCTAATGAAGGTTGAGCAGCAGTAGCACCTGCACTTAAAACTGTTGTAGTACCAGAGGTAACTGCCTTTAATGTGCAAGCACCTGCACCGATATTAAGAACGGTGATTGCTGTACCTACTGGATAGGCTACTGAAGCATTAGTTGGAATTGTAAAGTTAACAGCAGTAGCCTTGTTCATAACTACTAATGCTTGATACTGGTCATTAAGAACTGGTGTGTAATCTGCTGTTTGCGCTGTACCTACGGTAAATGAGGTTAAGCCATTGTACATTGCTGCTGAAAGTACATCACCTGTACTTGCTGGAAATCCTGTTGCCATTGTATTTTCTCCCTTAGTGTCTAATTATATCTCAGTATGTGAGAATATCCTCGCCCAATATGCCATAGGTTGAGTTCCCGATTATGAACCCATCCGCGATAGGCTCAAGTGTAGTAAATGTGCCAGTCCATGAGTTCGGGCTGATTTCCCATGATACGCCTTGAATCTGTAAGTTCTTGGTAATAACTGAAGAATCTGGCTGTATATTGGAAATAAGAACATTGTCAAAATAATCTAAATCTAGAATCACATCATTAGGCACTAGAGGGTCATAAAGGTCAACAGTCATGCGATCAATGCGAATAGTGGTAGTAGATCGCGTTGCCACATATAAAGCGGCTATATTGGCTGCATCTGCATCTGTCTGGATAACTAGATCACTAAATGAGACTGAGTGAGGGAAGTAGGTCGCAACCGAATCTAAATCTATATAAGTCTGAGTAGTGCCGCCAATAGGGGTAGCAGAACAGGTGTTGACAATAAGTTTGTCATCAAATGCAAAAACTAAATTCTTATACGGAATATCACCAGTCTGATTAAAGTCAATCGGCGTACCACCTGCTGAGGATATTGTATTTGATCTGTTCTTAAATATAGCGTTGCCTTCAGGTGAAATATAAAAAGCACCCTGCTCAGAGGTTTCAGCGTTAATGATCGCATTTAAAGCGGTTCTAGCAGTTGCAGGGTCAGCCTGAGTTAATGAGTTACCAGTATCTAAAGTCCTCATAGAATTTGGAAAATCTACGGTATCAAGAATTTTAGCAATTCTAGTTCCTGTATCTTGTCCTGCTGCCTGTCCAGTAACAGTACTTACCGTAGCCATTGCAAACAATCTGAAAGCATCTGAAGCATTAATATCTACATAAGATACATTTTCTGCCTGATCGTAAGTATAAACATAATCGGTGGTATAACCGCTAAATAGGTAATAATCTAATCCGTTAAACTCAGCAGATATTCTTAATTTTCTTAATGGTGTTAAATAACCATAAAGATCAGAACTGGTATTTTGTGGGTTAAATCTTCCGTTTTGGTCATAGATACGAACGCTGCAAGTTCCTGCCTCATAAGTGTCTCGCCCAATGTTACGCCCGCGATTTACTTTGATTGATCTGGTTACATCTGTTAAATCTATAACTAAAGAGGGTGCTGTTTGATCTGACAATATACCTACACCTAAGACACCATTAACAGGGTCTCCAATAGTAAATGGGTTACCGAAGGTAGCGCCAGAACTAAAGTTTAGGCTTACATTAAGTATAGGTAAAGTCATGTTATCTAAATGGGTTAATAGATGAGAAAGAACCAGAGGCGGATGAGTTAATTAAACCATTTCTTAATTCGTTCAACAATCCTTCAGTAGCACCGTTAACTGTAACATTGATAACTTGACCATTTCTGTCAAGACCTTGGCTCATGTAATACTGCTCTGCTTGAGCCTGCAACCTATATGACATGGAAGCCATGATTGCTTCAGATTGCGCTACTGTCGCTGGCTTGCTTTGTAAGGCTGCTAGTTGAGAAGCACTCATTTTATTTTGTGGGTTAATGTCCGCAAACATTACCCCATCTTTAGTGAACGGCGCTGCGATTGCTTCAGTTCTAGAACTATAAGCACCAGCAGCAGTAGTTTTAGGCGCATTTATTAAAGTTAATAGTTTAAGCATCATTGCTAACTGCTGTAATAGTAAATCAATATCACTAGACCAACCCTCAAACGGATACAAACCTTTAGGCAATTTAGCAATAGCCTCAGCAAGGTTAGTGGTCTGTAATTGGGATTTAACCAACTCGGTTGCCAACTTGCCAGCCTCAGTAGCGTTTTCTTGGATTAAAGCCAACTGTAATGAAAGCCTTAACTTTTCTTGATCTGTAATTTTATTCTGTAAAGCGGCAAAAATTTGTATTTGTTCAAGATCAAATAATGAGGAATACTGTTCTAATTTTTTTCGGTCTGCCTCAATCTTTTTGCGCTCTGCTACTAATGCCTTTTCCTTGGCAATAGCGGCAGCCCTTTGTTGGGCTAATTTCTTGGCATCTGCCTGTAATTTCTTTTCTTCCTTTTGCAGGGCTGTATAATCAAACTTCATAGCCATTGGGTCAAAAGGCTTATCAAAGTTTAGTTTGTATTGAAATAGCGGAGACTTAGGGCTTAGGTTGAGGTTCTGTAATCCAGTCTTGGTGACCTTAATGAAATCACCAAAACCACTAACTAAATTTGAAATCTTATCTGCTAATGAATCAATCCCGCTACCGTACTTTTCAGGGTTACCAAAAGCATCATCAAGTGCGCCAACTAAAGCGCCGCCAATCATCTCTTTAGCATCCTCAGTTTTAGCCCTGAGAATATCCATCTTGCCAGCGAAAGACTCAGCCGCTAATGCTGCCTGCCCATCAAATCTCTTAGATAAAAACTCTACAATTTTATCCAAGTCCATTGTCTTGGCTTCAGTTGAAGTTAAGCCAACACCTAAACGAAGTAATGCAGTCTTTTGCCCAAGGGCTGCCTTACTCAATGCGGCTGTTACTGAGGCTAAATCTTTACCTGTACCTGCTGAAGTATCTAATGCAACTGATAATAATGTTTGTGCTTTTTTAGCATCTAAAGTTGCGTTGACTAATGAAGTGAAGGCTGGTCTAAGTTGGTCATCTAAAACGCCAGTAGTGTTCTGTAAATTAGTTATGAATCCAGCAGTACTGATTACTGCATAAGATTGCCCTAAGTTTTGTAATGTTTTAGATAATGCAGCAGCAGCCTTTTGATCTTCACCAAAAGCCCTGATTGCGTTTTTGCTAAATCTTAATGTTTGATATGCACCTAAAGCAAGACCCAATGCCTTGGCTGACTTAGTTAATACACCTAATGACTTACTTGCTGCCTTAACGCCCTTGTCTTTGTAGGTACTGACAATAGGGATTTCAATACCAGTTGCACTCATGCTGCTAGTCCTATTCTACGCTTTAGACTTGAATTAAATTTAGCGGTGGCAGTTTCAATAGCCTTAAAAGTTGCCTTAGTTACTTTACCTTGATCTCTAGCAAACGCAGCAAAAAGCAAGCGACCTTGGTTCTTACGCCCTCTGCCAATACTTTCTAACTTTGCCTCATCATTGATTGCAGTAACAAATTGATAACCTGCAAAAGGGTTATTGCTGTTATAGTTTCTTGTTGCCCTTTTTCTAATCTTGTCTTTGTATCTATATGTTCCCTCATAACCTTGCAGATACTCAAATCCTTGTTGGTTAACACTTGCAATAGGCGCTCTGCCTTGAGGGTTTTTTCTTCCTGCTGTTTCATAAATAGCACCAGCAGCAGACCTATTTAATAACCTATAAGTATTAACAAAGCCTGAGTAATTACGGCGTGAGCGCCCTAGAGAATAAGTTAAACCTTTACGAATAATATCTGGATTGTATTTAGGAAAGCCTCTTACTTTACCCGCAGTACGAGATACAACCTCTTTACCTTGATCTTGCCAGCCACTTAAGCCATCAATTTGATTAGGTACTTTACTGCGAGCATCATCTACAACTACACGCATTGCAGCGCGTATCTCTTTGTTCATCTCTTTGTAAAGGTCAGGCGCAAACTTCTTTAAGGCTTTTTGAGCCTCAACGATACCTTTTACCTCTACTGGCATTATCCACCTTTTTTGATCTATCCTTTAGATAAGCCAATGTCGCTAAAAACATTGATCTATCCATGTTAATAAATTCGCTATGCGGTATGCCTGTCTCAACTGCTAGTGATGCAATTAAATAAGTGAGGTCATACCGCGTTACCCATTTGGGGAATCAGCATCCATAATCTCTACCTTAGATAGAGTTTCTAAATACTTATCCCCAAATGGTGCAACTGTTACACCAGCGCGGCGCTCGGCTTCCCATGAAAGCCAATAGACATCCGACTGGCGTTCTTCATCTCTGAATCTTTTATGAAATCCAGTTTTAAAGTTTTGTTCAAACGCATACTCAAGAGCAGGTGTTATTTCGTATTCCAAAACATCACCTGAAGCCTTGGTGACTCTGAGTTTAATCATTTATACCCCTTAGAAAGTACCTGTTGTGGCAACGGCTACTGCACCGTTAACAGTCCATGTTACATCTTGAGTACCCAAATCGCCTACTGCACCGTTAATGTCGGTGGTGTTATTTACTAGGCAAGTCATTGTGTAAAGAGGGTTTGTTGCGCTTACTGCTACAGCAGCCTCTTGCAAAAGAGTTACGGTTACTGAAGTTCCCCATGCAGCCTGAAGGGTTTGTAGAACCTCTGAGGTTGCGGTGTCATTTAGGAAGGAAATTGTTACGCTTGATGCTTCTAGACCCTTAACAAATTTGTGACCTGTGTCACCCATTGCAGTTACTTCTAGTTCATCAAATGTACGGTTTAATGTGACGGCGGTCACATGGTCAGAAAGGTCAACGGAATTAACCTTTACGCCGACCTTGTTATTTAGAAATACAGCCATTGGTTATTCCTCATCTTTCTTTGAGACTGGTTTTGGCTTATCTGTTTTTGCTACTTGCCCGACTTTTTCAAGCCAAGCCTTGTCCTCGGAAGGAACATCTATAATGTTGCTCATTGTTTAACTCCAACTTGTCATGATTGATACGGACAGTTCTGCTGTAAGCATTTCACCCGCAACACCTGAAAGAACAGTTGGTGCAGATACATTGCCAACACTTATTTTTAATGTAGTTGATGCTGCTAGTTTATTAAACACACCAACTAACATATCTTCAATACCAATTAGATTGCCTTGGTTATCTAACATTGGCACGATCATTACAATTTTAAAATTAGCCTTAGGCGCAACACTTGAATAGATATTGTTAGACGGTTCAAGGTATGGGTCATCTGGTTGCACAATAACTGAGTTTGCTATTGGGGTGGCAGGTGGAAAGGCGAATACCTGCCACACCCCTGCGTTCTCTAACGCAGTCGCAAGGGTTGACCTGAGAGTTGTAACGGCAACTGTCATTTAGCCAACCAAGCCATTAGGGGCTAAGTGGTTTGCTATTAGCCCACGAACTCTAGCAATTAAGGTATTGCCCATGCGGTAGGGTGAAGGTTGAAAATCTGGTGATATTCCACCAGCGTTACTCGCCTGTCTGCTCTGCCAGATATCAACGGCGATCATTGCTGCACTTTCTCTAATTTCGGGAACAGTTGCATAATCAACATTGGTTGACGCAGAAATTGTTCCATAAGGTCTTACAACTCTTTTTGTTTCTGCTGATTGATGACTAATGACATAAGAAATAGAATAATCTGTAATTTTAGTTACTGTCTTATTACCACCGTTATAGTGTGCTGCTACATTTTCTACCACTACTGTTTCGCCTATTTGTATGTTATGTTTTTGATCTGTATAAAGAGTTGCCAAGGTAGTTGTACACTCTCTGGCAACTGCGTTGTAATCATTAAACCATAGATAGCCTTTGATAATGTTTTCGGCAGCCTGACAGACTTCCTCAACTACTGAGTCTGAATATAAACTACCAATTCCAAGTAAAACCCTTAACTCAGCCTTGGTGCAATATGTAGCCGCCAATGTATTAACCTTTCTTAAAGTAAAGGGGCGAAGGCTTCCTACGCCCCTTTACGCTTGATTCCTATAAAGGAAAGTTTATGCAACCATCCACTTGTAAGCACCAGCAGCGACCTTATTAGCAATCGCGCCGTAACCATAGTAAGAAACCTCAATTTGTCCAGTTGAAATCAAATTTGACTCCAAGCGGTATTTGGTTGATTCATACCATGTGTAAGAAGATGGGTTTAGAACGATAATTGAATTATCGCCTGTTCCTGATAGTGCGCGTGATACGCGTAGGTTTAATCCACCAATGTTGCCACGAACATTTGTAGGAGTTAGATTTCCTGAAGCGTTCTGAGGGTTAATTGTCTGTACGAATACAGCGCGGTTTGAACCGTCAACTAATCCCATCAATGCACCCCATTGTTCAGGTGATACAACAATGTTTTCAGCGAAGCCAAGTGTTCCTGAGTAAATAGAAACTGCTGCATCTGAAATAAAGTCTTGGATGTTTGCTGCTGACATTGTGCGATTTCCGCCATCTGTACCAGCAGTAATAATTGCGCTTCCAACTGCTGTATCTGTTGCCTTAGCGTATGCAAACTCCATTTGGCGTACCAACTCTGAGAAGAACGCTGGAGACGACCTATCGAGTAACTCAACGCTGAATTTCTGGCTGCCAGCGTACTTACCAACATTTACTGACAAGAAGGAAATATTTTGATCTTGCTCAGATGGTGCTGCACCTTCAGCAGTTAAAGCGACTGTTG